GGGGAATTTCTTCCCCTCCCTTTCGGGCCCGCGATTGGCCGCTCCATGCTAAATCGCCCCAGCTTTTGCTGGTGTGGTGAGTTGTACGAGCTAAATCGCCGGTACTCGGTACCCGTGTTTTGTCTTTATATGTAACCACCCTCCCTTGCACTTTGTGCGCTCTTTCAGGCAATTAACTCTAAGGTCCTGTTACAGAACTGTATGACGTTCTTTTCAATGTCTTTGCGAGTGGGGAATAAGCCCCCCAGCCATAAGGATTTCCGAAAACCGTTCGACCTCTTTGTTGTGTGTTTTTGTTGGTTCATTGAGCTTTGCTCTACGACCTGATTCATCTTGTTCCGATTCACTGTTTATCACCTCGGACATATGTTTCTCTCGTGGCAGATCAACTAATCCCCACACTTTTTGGCCCCCGAACGAGATGGTGTTGGTTCACCTTCTTTGTTAGTACGAATAGTGGCAGCTTTCACTGACTCTATGATTAGGACTGATTCCCGACGATTAGTATTGATGTAAACCCAGACCCGGTGTTTGATTCTGATTATCTAGATCTCTGTTCCAGTTGACTATTGTTACTTGCCTTACCATGACTTTTGTCGCTTTAAGTGGTGATGCGATTGACCACCAATTCTTCGTATCATGTTCCCTTGTCAACGAAATGTATCAGTGTAGTAAGTATACCTGATCCGCAGACAGCTCGGCCTCGCCACGGCCGGGTATTGTCCTCTGGCAGTTCAAAACCCCAACTTTTTTCCAAGATGCGTTTTCAGATTCTTCTTTGGGACTTCACTCCACGTCGGTTACTCACGAGCCCGATTGGTTATGAGGTTGTCTCTAAGTGTCCACACCCTGGACTTTCGAAGAACTGCGCTTATGGTAAGTATTTGCGAGATGCTTTGCCCCATAAGTGTTTTGGATGTAGGACCGCTTATCCTTCATCCGCCCTCACGACTTTGTTTTTCATCTTTATGATGACCCTTACAGCAGCGAAATCTCCCGACCTGACTCTTGTTCACCCTCTGGCTATTGGTACGCCAGATGTTTGTGGACTTGCGGTGCAGCGTCACACACAGGTTCTCCGTGACCCTCCCATTTTGTCACTCCGTGGCAGCGTGGTTAGTCATGCCAACCTAACACCCGAGCCACCGAATGGTGCGCTCGACCCTGTCGTCAGGAATATATTGCAACAGCTACGGCCTTTAAATCATTGCCGTGGCATTTCAGTCGACAGCCCCTTTGCCCCAGCCCGCTCCATGCGACTAGGGCCGTCAGTCAACTCTTCCCATCCTCCCCAGGATGGTGGGGTTGTTCGCC